AGATGTGGGTGGCTTCCACGCCAAGTACTCTAAAAGGTTTGCTGATATACATGTGGGAATGCTTCACGTCCTTGACGTCCCTGGTTTTACGCACATCCTTATTCATTGTGGTAATACTGATGAGGATACTGCGGGGTGTTTGCTACTGGGTGATACGCAAGAAAACAACAATATTAAAAAAAATGGATTCATCGGGAAAAGCACCCACGCCTACTACAGAGTCTACCAAGAAATTGCGGAAGCCGTCGAAAAAGAAGAAGAAGTGACTATAACGTATAGAGACTTTTCAAAATGTCTCTTACTCTCCCAAACGGATGTAACGGAATTCTTTGGAGGAGAGGCTTAATCATCTAACTCTCGATAGACCCTCTGTACAAGTAACCTGGCTTTCTGGGTTAAAGCATACCTTACCCTGTAGTTAAACTTAGTCTCATCCCGAAAGAGATGATCCTCATATGTATTAGAGGGGGTTAGCTTATCAAAGTGTTTATATATGTACCCTTTATTAGCTAAGGGATAGATAAATCGGTTCTTGGTGTTGTTCTTATTCATCTCCATATCGGTAGAGGCAAAGTCTATGGTAAAGAACTGAAGGTCATAGCCCCACAGTAAAAATTCTACTTCACTGAAGGACAACTCGGTAGTTTTATTTATCCTTCTCTTGACTTGTTTTATTCTCTTAAGGTTATTCCTTAGTATATATTTCTTATCTTGCAGTGCGAAGTCTCTGAAAAGACGCGTTTTTGGAACTCTACTTTTAGGCATTGAAATGAATTTATTACGTAAAGATATGGAAGAACAAGCATTTTTCTTAGAGATTCAACGTTTATCTATGCAAATGGATGAGATTATACACAAACACGGTATGCAGAGTCGGGTGGCTTCGATAATGGTAACGGGGTTGATAGACGAAGATTTCATGGGGAACTCAAGGCTTCAAGCTATATATAGTTACAGCTTAGATTCAAAAGAAGAATTAGACAGTATATTAGACTTTATAAATAGTACCTGGGATGATAGTGATGATGTAGATTGGGATACACCACCCGACCTAGATGACCTGCTAGACGGAACGGGAATAGAATTAGAATAAAATGGAAGGACTTATTAGAAAAATTGTGGTCGGAAGAGACCCTAAAGATGGTATGGCTTATTATGTTGGGATGAGAGCAGGCGCGGGAAAGGTAAGCACGATAATACAAGATGACCGTTACCTATCTAAATACGGAAAGAATAGATACCTTGTGTACATGCAAGACGAAGACGGCGCACAGACGCTATGGAAAGCCATAGACGGGATGCCCTGTATGTTAGAGTTTAATTGTAACTTTTAGATTATGAGTGAAAGCAAAGGACTAGGGGACTCTATCGAAAAGATAGCTCGCCGCACAAAAATGAAAAACTTGGTTGAGTTTTATAAAAAATACCACGCTTCAAAAGGAGTAAAAAAAGATTGTGGGTGTAAAAAACGCCAAGAAAAATTAAATAAAATGTTCCCATATAAAGCTACAAAAAATGAAGACGTTTAATCTATTTATAGTTAAGATAGAGGACAGGCTTAAAGATACTATTACTTCGGATAGCGGTTTTGAATTGTATATAGACGCTAGGTTTGATGACTTTAAAAACAGAACAACAGAAGCTCCCGTAGTGTGTGTCCCCTTTAAATACGATACAGGGGTAGAGGTGGGAGATACTTTGTACTTCCATCACCTAGTGGTTCTAGGCGGGGACAACAACGGGCAGATATTTACCGAAGAGGACAATACATATATTGTAAACTACGATCCTGCCCACGCTATATCGAATCAAGCCATCGCATACAAGAGTAAAAAAGACGGTAAGATACGTTGTCTAACGGGATGGTGTTTATTGAAATCAGTGGAACAAGAGGAACTGACTCTTCAATCTGATCTCATAGAGATAGTAGACCTGACAGAGAAACTCCCAACTAAAGCAGAGGTGGTGTATACGTGCCAAGAAGCCGACGAGATAGGGGTTATGCCTGGAGATGTGGTGGGGTTCAAACAAAACAGAGATTATCGTATAACCATAGACGGGGAGGAATATTACCGCACCCGCGCAGAAGACCTAATGTATGTCGAAATATAAATTTACTACAATAAGCGCTTCCCAGAGACTAATGGAGAGCATGGAGATAGCTATAGACAATATGATTGAAGAGATTAAAAAACCTGTAGACCCCGAAGTAAACGGTAGCGCTAGGAAAGCGGAACTTCAATCCATAAAACAAACCGCTACGGACTGTAAAGACCTTATTGTCGAGAGACAAAGGTTAGCCCAGATGGTTAAAGATCTAGAGACCAGCGGAGAGATAAGCGGTGCTCGTGATTATTCTGGAGGGTTTGCTGAAAGGTTTTCAAAATGATACAGTGTAGAAGCTGCCAGAGACTAAAAGAACAAGAGGACTTCTATCTAAGGGGTGACGGGGTAAAAAGGTTTAATAGGTGTAAGCCTTGTATATCAAAAGAGACAGCTGAACAGAAGAAAGAAATATACAAGTGGGTAGACAACCACAAGACTTGTGTCGGTTGCGAGCACTGTGGTATAACGGACAAGAGGTGCTTGCAGCTGCACCATAGGGATTCTGCTACAAAGAAACACAGTGTGGCTACGCTTATAGGCAAAGGATACATATTCAAAACTGTAAAAACTGAGGTAGAAAAGTGTGAAGTTCTGTGCGCAAACTGTCACTCTATACACCATTACGATGAGCGTAGGTCAGGAAGCTGGGGAGCGGGGAGCTATATCGAGCGTGAAATAGAAGATGAGTGTTTACCTATAGTTGAGCAGTTAGAACTTTTCCTTAACTTTGTGGAAGAATGAAATTAGCAAAAAGAAACTATAAAAAGGAGTACAGCAAGTTTCAGTCTTCTAGTGCACAGAAAAAAAATCGTGCTCTTAGAAACAGGAATAGAACAAGGCTCACAAAAATGGGGCTTGTAAGGAAAGGAGACGGAATGGATATACACCATAAAGGATCTAAGGTGAAAGTTATGAAAGCCTCCAAGAACCGAGGTATAGCAGAAAAATCTAGATTAAAAGGATCTAAACGTAAATAAAATTAAATAACATGGCGGATTACAAATGTGAATGCAAAGACGAAATTGTAAACAAATCTGGGGTTACAATAAGGCACATAGAAGGTGAAGGCGTTATTCACGATATCAAGTGTGAAGGCTGCGACAAGTATATGGAACTAGCCAACCCTAAGTCTGGAGCCCCAGGGTTTAGATCTAACAGGTACGGTCAGACCTTTTAATGAGTGTCTTATTAGACGTCAAAGAATATGATACCCCCGCAGTTAAAATTTGTCCCAACGGTACGGAGGGTGAAGTTATCGACCTCGGTGGGCTACTCATTTGTCTTCCAAAAAGGCCGCCGAAGAAAGAAATTTTTGGATATAAAAAATCAAACTCTTTGCAGGTGTGGGGAAGGATACCTTTGCCGAAGGAACTGTCTCGTATTAGTTCTATGGATGAGTGGGAGGCGATGCCAAGGGAATTCAGAGCGAGGTTTCGTCCATATATCGAAGAGGAGTTTAGGCGTAGGCGTGAGGGTTTTTGGTTTTATAACGACGGTACACCTACATATATTACGGGGAGGCATTACATGATGCTCCAGTGGACCAAGCTAGATATTGGATACCCATACTTTTTAGACTTTCAAAGAGATATATTTTTACATATGTGTGCGTGTGAAACTGACCCTAGATGCATAGGTCAACTATACACTAAATGCCGTCGTAGCGGATACACGAATATATGCTCTGCTGTACTTGTCGATGAGGGCACTCAAGTTAAAGAAAAGCTTTTAGGGATACAATCTAAGACGGGAAAAGACGCTCAGGAGAATATATTTATGAAGAAGGTGGTTTATATGTTTAGAAACTATCCTTTCTTCTTTAAGCCTATACAGGACGGTACAACGAACCCTCGTATGGAGCTGGCTTTTAGAGAGCCATCAAAGAGAATAACCAAAAAGAACAAAACCTCCCAGACAGGCGAGGCATTGAATACGGTTATAAATTGGAAAAACACAACTAACAACGCATATGATGGGGAGAAATTACACCTATTGTATCTAGATGAAGCAGGAAAATGGGAAAGACCTACAGACATAAAGGACGCATGGAGGATACAGAGGACATGTTTGATCGTCGGAAGAAAAATCGTGGGAAAGGCTCTGGTCGGAAGCACAGTAAATCCGATGGACAAAGGGGGGAAGCAATACAAAGATCTATGGAAGGATTCGGATCCTTTAGAGAGAAACGCAAACGGTAGAACGGTAAGCGGTTTATACAGATTGTTTATCCCCGCCCAGGAATCATTAGAGGGGTTTTTTGACATATATGGTAAACCCGTTACATCCGATCCAGACGCTATAGTCGATGGTATAGATGGGGTGGATATATCTATTGGGTCTAAAACCTATCTCAAGAATGAAAGAGCCTCTCTAAAGCACGACCCCTCGGAGTTGAATGAGGTGACGAGGCAGTTCCCTTTTACAGAAGACGAGGCTTTTCGGGATAGCATCGAGGGTAGTTTATTTAACATAGGTAAGATATACCAGCAGATAGAATATAACGATGAACTTTTCCCCAACCCTGTAGTTAGAGGTAACTTTATATGGAAGGAGAAAGATAAAGAGGCTGTTTTTAGCCCCGATATAAATGGAAGGTTCAAGGTTAGTTGGATGCCTCCTAACGAGCAGAGGAACGTTTTAAAGAACGACAGAGGTAAAAAAGTTGCTCCATTTTCAGACAGAGGTTGTGGTGGTGTTGACTCATATGATTTAGACGCCACGCTAGACGGAAGAGGATCTAAGGGGGCTTTGCATCTATACAACAAATTTCATATGGAGAACCCTTCGAACATGTTTGTTTTGGAGTATGCTTCTCGTCCAGATTTAGCTAAGATATTTTATGAGGATGTGCTAATGGCCGCATTCTTCTACGGGTATCCTCTTTTGGTTGAGAACAACAAGTACGGTATAGTAAGATACTTTGAATCAAGAGGTTATGATGGTTACTTAATGGATCGCCCCGAGCACCTCAAGGGGGCGTCATCAACCGCAAGCGTCAAAACAAAGGGTATACCTTCAAACTCTCAGGATGTGATTCAAGCTCATGCTCATGCTATAGAAGCTTATATACACGATCATGTAGGAATTAACTACGACTCTGGGGAAATGGGTAAGATGTATCTTAACGACACAATGGAGGATTGGATAGGATTTAAAATAGATAAAAGAACAAAATTTGACTTAACGATTAGCTCAGGATTAGCCCTTTTAGCGGCGCAAAAATCTAAGCCTAAACCTAAAACAGACTTTACTGAACAGAAGTTCTTTAGGAGATATGATGTAATCGGATGATTCACTATATTTGCATAATATGTATGGACACGAAGACGTAAATAAAAAAACTGGGTTTCCCGATCCGCTAGCAGATCAACCCACAAAAGAGTCCATGTCGTATGGGCTCCAGTACGCTAAAGCTATTCACGGACAATGGGGCAAGATGAATGAAGCCTCGTCATTGTTTGGTAAAAGAAACAGTGTGTTTGAAAGGAATCGAGACTACGCAAACGGTACTCAGGACACAAGCATATACAAACAATTATTAAACTCCCTCTCCCCGAACAAAGGCGATGGTAGTCTTCTTAATTTAGATTACACACCTGTACCTATCCTTCCGAAATTCGTGAAGATTGTGGTAAATAAGATCCTTTCTAGAGATCCGTACCCCAATTTAGAATCTATAGACCCTCTTTCTTCTTCTGAAAAAAATAAGAAAAAGGACAAGATAAAGATGCAAGTGGAGGCAAAGGAACTGCTTCGTTCCCTAAAGGAAAAAACAGGGGTTGTTTTAGATATGGACCCCGAGGAGATTCCTTCAACGCTAGAGGAAGCGGAAATTTTTATGGATACAAACATAAAAACAGATGCAGAGATTGCCGCACAGATAGGGACAAATATGACTTTGGCTTGGAGTAACTTCTCTGACACTACATACAGAAGAGCTGTTAATGATTTAGTGGCTTTGGGTATGTCCGTGGTGAAAAGAAAGAACGATCCAAACAAAGGTATCTCGCTTGAGTATGTAGACCCTACAACTTTTGTGCACAGCCATACGGAAGATCCAAATTTTGGAGATATAGTATACGCAGGGGATGTGAAAAGGATGCCTATTCAGGAGCTTAAGAGATTAGCGGGAGATCAGTTCTCGGAGGAGGAGTTTAAAAAGATAGCAGAGAAGGTTAAGAATAACCAAGGAAACGATATTGGCAAGCTAAGCCAGACGAGCTATAACGAGAGGATGCAGAAGACTATGTATGGGTATGACGAATACATGGTCGATGTTTTAGACTTTCAGTTTGTTTCCGTGGACTCTATGCATTTTGAGGAAAAAGAGAGTAGACACGGAAATACTGGGTTTTACTACAAAGGATTTGAGTACAAAGAAAAATCGGGAAGTGTATTTGAGAGAACGCCGCATACGATGGAAATGTCTATTATATATGGTGGGAGCTATATATTGGGGACGGACCATATTTTTGGATATGGCAGGCAGAAGAATGTACCTAAGAATGTACACGATATAGCTCAGGCTAGAATGTCTTACTCTGTGTCAGCTACCAACATCAGGAAAATGATGCCTAAGTCTATGGTAGACAGCTGTACAGGTTTTGCAGATATGCTTCAGCTTACTCACCTAAAGATTCAGCAAGCAATAGCTAAAGCTAAGCCAGACGGCTTGGTTATAGATATCGAAGGGTTAGAGAATGTCCAGCTAGGTAAAGGTGGGGAGTTACAACCGCTAGAGCTCCACGATATATACGAGCAGACGGGGGTGTTCTACTACAGAAGCAAGAACCCCGAAGGAGGTTTCCAAAATCCTCCAGTACGAGAGATAGGAAATACCATCAGGAATATAAATGAGCTTATTGGATTGTACAATCACTACATGCAGCTTATTCGGGATACTACGGGTATCAATGAAGCTATGGATGCTTCCTCGCCAAAAGGCGATGCGTTAGTAGGTGTTCAGCAACAGGCTATAGCTGCGGGAAACAACGCTATATATGATATAACCAACGCGGCTATGATGCTCTTTAAGCGTGTGTGCCAGGATGTAGTCAAGTGTTTACAGATAATCCCTGCTGATTCGGTGCTGTATAAGATATACACCAACGCTATCGGAGAAGAGAATATGAACGTTCTCTCGTCTTTCAAGGATTTATCTATGTATAACTTTGGTGTACAGGTAGTTAAGGAAATGGAGGATGAGGATAGACAATATCTTGAGCAGAATATCCAGATGGCTCTTCAGCAACAGCAGATAGATTTAGAAGATGCTATGTCTGTGCGGGGGCTGAAAGATGTAAACCAAGCGGAGAGACTGCTTATTATACGCCGCAAGAAAAGGATGAGCGAGCAGCAGATGATGGCCCAGCAGAATTCTGAGCAACAGGCTCAACAGGCTTCTCAGGCTACTCAGCAAGCTTCTCAGTCGCGCATGCAAGAGCTTCAAGCTCAATCCCAACTAGATCAACAAGAGATACAACTCAAAGCTCAGCTAGAAATGCAATTAGAGCAGATGAAGCATGAGTTTAATAAAGAGATAGAGACTATACGCGCTCAAGCCACTTTAGGATTCAAAGAAGACGATCAAGAGTTTAAAGAGAAACTAGATGTACTCAAAGAAACTAAAAAAGACGAGCGCCAAGCAGCCCAAGCAGAGCAGCAGATGGCCATGAAACAAATGGACCAACAACCTGAAGGTCAACAACAAATAATTTAATATGGCAAGGATAAATTTTGATACAGCAAAAAGATTAGATATAACTACACGACTTGGCGATTCTTTTGAGTTAGAATTAACGCTAAAGGATTCAAGTGGCATAGCTATAAATTTATTTGCGGGGGCTGCGGCAAATTCATATGACTTTAAGATGTTAATTCAGAAACCTGGCGCTCTAGTCCAAACTTTTGCGGCGATTGGACATGCACTTTTTGAAGCACAATCACAGGTAATAACTGTAACCCTCACAGATACCGCCGCCACCACCACGGCAGACACAAGCGACGCTTCTTATGAGTCATCAACCGCAGCAACAGGAAAGGTTAAGTTTTCCCTGAGTGCAGATGATATGAATCCAGGCCTCGATGAAGCAAATATGTTTACTTCTGGTTTTTTATATGATATTCAATATGTAAATCCAGCAGCATTGATAGCCGCTGACAGCACAGAGAGAACAATATTATGGGGGAGCTTTAATTTTATTAAAGATATTAGCTATACATAATCAATGCCTATCACTATAAACACATCCTCTGGTTCCACAACGGTAACCTCCCCAACGGAGATTATAGTTAAAGCTACGGCACCTACAGAGATAACCGTTACCCCGACGCGCCCCATCAAGATACAGATTGAGGCAACCCTTAATACAATACCTCTGCGTTTGTAAAAACACTACTTTAAAAACAAACCTAATAAATAGCTATATTTGCATATAAACAAAACTTAAAATGTCTCAAGCAACAATAACATTAACTAGCGATATAACTGGTGATGCTCTTAATCTAGTCGCAAGGTGCAACTTAACGAAAGCGGGATCGGGATCCACCCCTCTAGATCAGTTTACTGGGGTAAATACTATTCAATATGCTACCGCACAGTCTGCAGTTCCCCTCATTGTTGCAGACTCAGGTGTTCCGTATAATTACGCAGACACAGAAGTTTCACATAAAATTTACATTAGGAATGCAATTAACCCTGCTGTATCAAGTACTAATTACATATTAGTAGAAATTGATTCAACCGCTAATGAACCTCTTGGTAGGTTATACCCAGGGGACTGGTGTTTCTTTCC